GGCTTTCCCCCCCGCCACTCACGGGTTCAATATCAGCGTTGTTCACGGGTGCGGTGCTTTCCATGACTGTCCCGTTACCTTACGGCTGACTCAGAGACGCGGAACCGTCGTTGCCAAGATATGCGAACCGCGGGTCAATCCAATCCTGCTCCCACCGTGTCCGCGTCCGGAACCGCATGGTGTCCGTGTCAAAGCTTGCGCCCGTCTGCGGTTGTTCCTGCACGATCTCCATTGGATCCCGGCGTTGCAGAACATATCCACGATGCGCTTCAACCAGCGCCCACACACCCGGCCGCAAGTGAATGTTGACCACGGGTTGGACCATTCCCACCAGCGGGTTTTCCGCATACGCGCCACGCGCCAATCCTTGTCCCGCGCCGCCCGTAGCAGGTGGAACATAAGGTGCCGTTGCGCTGGACACCAGCATCTTGGCGTTGATTTCGTCGAACGTCGAAACCAATAGGCGGTTGGGGTTGGTCACGATGGGAACGCCAAGAGGGTCCAACGCTTGCCGCAACCGCTGGAACGCGGTAAGCAGAACACCATAGCCAAGTTGGACGTATGCCGCCGGACGGTTGCCAATCGCCGTGGTGTACATGTTCACAGAGAACGGCGTGGTGATAGCAGTTCCAACCGCATTCACGCCACTCCATCCGGATGCTTCGATTGCTTCCGGATAGGACGTGGCATCCGCCGCACCGATGAACCGCCGGGAGAAGTATGCGTCTTCCCATCCCGCCGTGGCTTCACCCATGTGCCGCGCACGGTCCTGAATCTGCCCGGTTTGGTCATCGTCGAAAAGTTCCCGCGTGAAGGCTTCGATCTGTCCCCATTTCACGTTGATCAACTCAAGGTCCTGGCCCTTGATCTCTTGTTCCGGGAACCGGGTTCCGGCTTCAATCTTCCGCGGCCAGTTGGATCCAAACAATGGCGCGTACCACTCTTGCCTCTTGTCGCTTGACGTTTCTTGCGCGATCTTCAAGCAAGAATTGTCATAGCGGTTATACCACGTGTTGGCCATCATCTGAATTCCGGCACGCATGAGCGAACCCCACGCGGCAGAACCGTGCGCTTCCATCAAGGAACCCGGATCCTCCGTGCACTTCTCCTCTAGCTTGTGCCACGGGATATCCGGAGAGAGCCAACCGTCATTGGCACCCGCCTTGCTTTCGTACTTCTTGGCAATGGCTTCCACCACATTCCGGATGGCGGGATTGATCCGCAATGCCGCCTTCCGGTGTTTGGAAAGATAGTCAAGCGTTGCTTCTCGAAGTATCATGTCCCCTTTCCCCCTTAACCCAAGATTCCGGCGGCTGGGTAGTTGGCTTGGATGACAAACTCGCGCAGTTCACCCGTCGCCGCAACCGCCGCGGAAGCTTCTGGATTCCAGAAGTACGCGATGATTTCCGTTACCGCTTCCCCAGTCCGCTTCAACAGCGTTTGGGAATCGGCGCCAATCACCATGGCATCACCATGGACAAGGCTATCCCCGGAAGTGGTGTTGAACTGGAAAATTCCACTGTGTTTCACCGGCGCATTCTTGATCCGATTTGCCGTGATGTCCACATTGGATGCAGGGGTTGGCCCACGGTCCAATGCAACACCTAAGAACTTGGCACCCTGTCCCGTCACCATCGGCTTCAAGTAGAAGTTTCCGGTGTCGAGTATCACCAAGTCACCCGTGTAAATCGGATTGCTTCCGGATGGATCAAGGCGGTATGCCGTGGGATCCGGTTGTTTCTTGTAGTTGTAGAAATCAGCCATGGCTTACCCCCTTAACCGTTGAGAGATTCAAGGAAGCTGTCACCCGGCTTCCCGCCGCGCTTGCCCTGTCCACGCTGCGTGGTGCCTATCGGGGTAACAGTGGATTCCTTGACGTTTTTCATGAAACCGATCATGACTTTCTGTTGCTCCGGAGAGAAGGAAGACAGCGCCTTGGCGTCCGTCATGTCGCCAACACCGGCTTCCGTGATCCGTGCCGCGGTGTCTTCTTCGGACACCTTGGATTCAAGGGACTTGTTCTTCCGGCGCAACTCTTCGTTGTCTTTCCGAAGGTCCGCCATGGCCTTGGATTCCTTTTTGGTTTCCTTGCCCTTGCCCTCTTCCACTTCATCATCCTTTTTCTTTTTCTCGTCTTCCGGCGGCACTTCTTCTTCTTCCGTGTCATCCTTTTTCTTTTTCTCGTCTTCCGGCGGCACTTCCTCTTCCTTGCTGCCTTCCGCCACTTTCACTTCCTTGCCATTGGCCTTGGCAAGCGTGCAAACTTGTTTGGCAGATTCCACAAGCATGTTGTAGACCGCTTGCGCGTCCGCATCCTTGGATTCCGCCAGCCCTTTGCACCGTTCGCCCATCTTGGCCAACGCCGCTTTCAATGCTTCGTCCATGATCTTGGTTCCTCCCGTTGGGTCAGACTTGATTGATTCAACTAATGCCATCATCTTTCCACCACGTGCCGGTTGCGTTACCACATCGGCACCCGGTTTTGGACTCTCTGAAACTCGCGTCACATAGTTTACTTCCACTTCTTCACCATCAATGGTCATGGTCCGCGCCTCTGTGTCACCATCAGCGTTCACAGAGATACCGGCATACACTTCCCGCATTTCAGGAAATTCCTTGGCCATCTTGATGGCGTGCTTGGCCTTGGCCATTGCCTCATCACCGGCCGCGCTGGTATCCAAGCACAACGTTCCAACCACGGTGTCCCTTTCCCTGATACTTTCAACGGTCATATCTTTCCAGAAGCCAGCTTGCTTGAAGACATCCCCTTCCGGCCGGTCCGCTTCCTCTTTGGAACTTGGGTGGTTCACATAGGCACGTCCGCCATTCAAATATTCCGCAAAGTCTCGGATGGATTCCTTACCATAGTAGTGCCGGTCTTTCTCGTTCCCCATTCCTTCACTGATGATGTGACACCGAATCTCTCGCTTCTCCTCATCAATACTAATTGCTTCAACAAGCGGGTGGAAAGAACGCATCTTCCAAGATTCACGGGGACGCATCAACGCACCGTGTGCACCAGTGCCTTGCGCTTCTTCGGATCCAGCAAGCATGGATTCATATTTGCGGTTGAACTTCTGAATAATCTCTTCCATCTCTGTTTCACTCGGTGTGGCGGACGCAAAGAACCCATATCCTTTCCGTTCCATATCCGCACACAACGCTTCCGGATCCATTGCCGTGCCGGACACACGCGCCACGCAATCTTCAAAGCCGGGTTCACTCAGCTTTCGTTCCGTTACCGCCGCACCCTTCTTCTTCACGCTTCCTCCAAAAAAATAAGGCGCCCGGTTGCTTTGGGCGCCTCACCTTCCGGCACGGCCGTGGCCTTGTAAGTCTAGAGATACCACCCCCCTCTAAGGGGTGTCAATCCCCCCTTCCCGCGGCAAGTTTTCCTTCCTGAATTCCTTGATATATTTGACGTTCTTTTCCGCTTTCACCACCACGCCGTCCCGCCTACACACAAAGAAGTCTACGTCCGGCGCAGATTCCTCCCGCATCAACCGAATGACCGTCAGTTCATACGGGGTCAAGGTGGTGGCTATTTCCCGGCCGTTCATAAGACATCATGCCGGTAGTGCGTCATGTACCGGCGCGTTCCCGGTGGGATGAAAGAGGGAATCAGCTTCATCACCACCCGGCCGTTGGACGCCCACCGCGTTGCCACTTCCATGGTTTCTAGATTCACTCCCCACTTCCCTCCCCACGTCCGCACGTTGTTATCTACCCGGCACATGATCTGATAGAACCAATCCGCACGGCGCAAGAACTCCATGACCCGTCCATGTCGCCACTTCAACGCATTGGGACCTTCCGGCAATCGCACGTCATACCGTACCGGGGACAAGGCGTGACGGGACCACGTGCGTTCACTCACGCGGAAGGTGAGGATAAAGTCATTCATCCACCCCAAGTCATCCGCCATGATGTCTTGAACACGGAAGTGGTACCTTGATGTCCATAACGAAAGGTAGTCCGCCAACCCGTAAAACAGTTTGACCATATCCGGAATTCCGGCGAAAGGATCAACACTCAGCCCGACAAACTCTAGACGCCGGATGGACGGTGCGGATGCAGCGATATCCAAAGTTACTTCTTGGGTGCGCGTGCCATGTCTCTGTTGTCCCGTCTATACTCGTCAGCGTCTTCCGGATCACCCGGCCGCTTTTTGTCACCATTACCAGAAGACGGAAGTTGTGTCACCGGGGATATCATAATTCCTCGCGCCTTCTCATCTGCAAGGCGTTCTTGCTCATCATCAAAATCATAGTCCTTGATTCCAGCCGTTTCCGCCGCTTGCGTGGCCATTGTTTCTTTACTCAGAACGCCTTGAGTGTGAAGCACGCCAAGATCACGCAACCTATTCCCACGGTCTTCCGGCACCAAGCTTGGCATCACCACCACGCAACCGGTGTCCAACTTCTGTTGATACTTGGCTTTTTTCCCAACCAACGCGGCTAACTGTTGAGCACGCTTATAATCCCCGGCACGCATGGCAAAGATGACCTCACGCATTGCCGCCTTCTTGGGTTCATACAGTGGAATCTCTCCACGTGCCTGTGCATGTGCAATGACACGGTAGTATTGCCACATCACAACTTCCCGGACCAACTGTTGACGTTGGACAAAGAACTTGTGCGCCGGTTCGCCGCGTACCAATGCGGTGGCGCGTGTGGATGTTCCGGCCACACCCAAGTATTCCGGTGGAAGGTTCAGAGACACCGCAATGATGGACAACAATTGTTCCCCGGTCTTGTCATTCGCTTGAAGTCCACCTTGTGGCCGCAACAGTGTTGGCGTCACTTGCTCGTTGGTGAACCACGCGGAACCCGGCGGTGGCACCTTAGAGAAGTCATCGTTGTTCCGCATGTTGTCCACATCCTGCGGACTGCCGTTGATCCTCCACCATAGAATGAAAGCGTTGCTGATCTGTCCATTGACCACCGCGGCATCAAACCAGTCTTTGAACCGCTTGCCCCATCCCAACACACTGAACAAATCGGAACGTCCCCGCTTCTCTCCTATCGTGGCGTTGATCTTCACATGCAACCACTTGGACGGTGGCACTTGTTCAATGACGTACTCTTGCATTGGCGGCATCTTGGTTCCGGGTTTGGCGCTGTAGGGAACTTGGTATTGGGTAGGAAACTGGCGGTAAGCATAGAACACATTTTCAATGTCCCGCGGATCCGTGATGATTTCCCACACGGTAGTGGCATCCCACGGCTTCATGGTTGGCCCTTCGCCGAAGTCCGGATCAGTCAAGAACGATTCCCCACCAACTGAAATGTCCTGCACAAACATCCGTAACTTGTCTTGGTATGAAATTCCTTGGCGCCCTACCCGTTCTACAAACGCATCCCATTTCATTTGACACAACGGGTTGGCGGCAACCACCTTGGGACCATCACCCAAGACGAATTGCACAATACTCTTTACTCCCGCTTTCAAAACCGGGTTGTGATGAAACCCTTCATATGCTTTTGAGAATTGGTCCAAGAAGTCAAAAAGATACAAGTTACGGTTGTAAGGTCCAAGCAACAGCGGGTGGTATTCATCGTTAGGTCTGGATGTTCCGGGAGAGTCCGCGCGATCACCGCCAAGTGAGTACGCATCCGGGAACGCTTCCTTCAACTTGTTCCCACTCAGCTTCACGCCATGCGTTTCCCGCATCTTCATTCCGCGGTACTCAAGAGAACCGCGCATCTGGTCAATGTCCGGCCAACCTTCCGCGAACACTTCCCGGATCCCGCGTCCGTCCATACGTTGCACCACAAACGTGCCACTTATTTTCGTCGCCTCATCCTTATGGTCCCCTTCCTGTACCGTCCGCGGGATTACCGCACGCTTGGCAAGCTCTTCACTGGAAATGAGAACGGGTTTGCAATCGGGGTCTTCGTCCGGATTGTACATTGCGCGAATCTTCTTGAAGTAGTCGCCACCCGCTTCCAACGCACGCATGCCCGGTTCCACCTTGTCCGCTTCTTGACTCACACCACTTCCCGTCACCACCACCTTCCCCGGCTCTGACGGGGACCGCTTCCACTTGGCAAGGAAAGCCGGAAGTCTCATTGGCCTAATATACCATCACCGTAAAGCTTGCGCCCATGCATCAAACCGGACTACCGCAGAACCCAACGTTTCTCCCGTTCTAGGATCACGGATGGCCATGGCCCTGCTATCCAAACCTGGCACCGCGTTTGGTCCGGCCAACCGCTTGAACTCCACCGGCCGCTTGGCCCAATAGCATCTGCACCGTGGATGCGCTGGCATGTTGTGCGTAGCCTTCTCCGGTGTCTTCCCTTCGTTGTGCTCGCAGATAGGACAGACTCGTTCATCTTCCATAGTCTTCCAGAAAGATTCTTGCACTAGGTTGCTATGATCCCGCATGAACGCATCATCCGCGTCACCCACACTGACTTGAACTTCCGTTTGCACCATGCGGCCTAGTACATCTTCCATTTGGTTGCCGTCTGCACGCGCACCCAAGATGCGTCCGTCTATATCATCCGGACTATCACCTTGAAGGCCACCGATGGCCAACCCGGACCATGCGGCGATTTCCCACGCCTTCATGTATCCATCCGTGCGTTGCTCATAACTCGCCTGTGGTTCTTCCGTCACCGGATCCGTATTGGCGGTTCCCTGTATGGGTTCATCAAACCACGCTTCCTTGGACTTCACTCCGGGAATAGGCCATTGCTTCCCCGGCCGCTTTCCCACCTGCCGATGAACGCCACCCGTCGGCGTGTATGATTCCGGTTCACGCTTCAACTTCACTTCAATGTTAGGCGGTGTGACCTGATCCATGATCCAGTGGTTGACCAAGAATTGTTGGCGGAACGCTTGCCGCTTGGCGTCGTTCAGGAATCGCACCACATCCCCGCGGAAGCCACGCAACTTGTCGTCCATGTACGTGGTGATGCGTTGCTTGGCTACCTCTGCCGTGGTCGGACTGTCTTGTGCGCCAAGTTGCCGCCACACGCCGGTGGCATATGCCCGGATGTCATCACGCACCGGCGCCCATGCGTCTTGCAACATTTCCGCCGCGGGTAGCTCAACACGATCACGCAACATCCGCTTGGACTCATCCGTTAGCTTGTCCATCACGGTGTCTTGATTCAGGTAGCGCGGCATGGTTAGTCCGTTGGCCTTCTATGGTAGCGTGCGGCACGCTGTTGGATATCTTCTTGAAATTCCGATGTCACGATATGCGGAAGCTTGTTCCGGTTCATAGACACGTGCACGCGGTCCAACAGTTCACCCGTATTGGTGTGAATGAGGATGTCCACCACACGGAAGAATTGGTCCCCCGTGTCTAGAATTTGAACCTTTACCGGTTCCATGTCGGGGATATGAATGGTGATGATCACCGGTCCCAATTCCTGTGAATCCAATCTGATCCACGTTGCATCCAGCTTTTTGCATTTTGAACCACATTCTTGGAAGCGGGTACCGCGTACACTGGGTTGGTCATAATGTTACGGTACATGTGTTCAGCCGCATCACACAAGTCCAAAGTCTCTCCCGGATACTCCATGAATTCACGTATGCACTCGCGCATGCCATCGTCTTGTCCGGGTTCATCGGGAAACTTGATCTTGTGGTTGGACATGGGCGGGTTCAACGTGCCGGTAATCCGTGCTTGCTTGTCACCCTTGGCCGGGGACGGACGAATTGGAATGGGACCCTCCCCAATCAACATGGCACGATAGATGGTGCCGAAACTTATTTCTTCCATGAACATGGATTTTGGATGCCAACGTTGATGAGTTGCTTTCACTTCTTCCATGACCTTGTTTGGTCCCCACCGTCCACATTTGGCCCCTACAAAGAAAGCATCATGGTTGGGGAATATGGCCGCGGTTACTATCGCCGTTCGGGATCCACCCTTCAATTTCTTTTCACTGGTAGCCGGGTCAATGCCGGTGGCCATCGTCACGGGATATCCCATGATCGTGAATTGTCCCGCTATATAGTCCAACGTCTTATATGTGTAATATTCCGGCATTGGCAACATGCGGTCTTCATCCATTACGTCTCTCAATTGATACTGCCGCGCAAATACCAGCGGTGCCCGTTTCTTTTCCAGCACACGGCGCCATGGCCACGCTTCCGGCCATTGTACCTTCCGGTTTTCCTCATCAATGACCAGTGGCCACCGCTTGGACATGAAGCGTGAATCTTTCCGCAACCGGTTGGGTAGATCGTCGTTGTGGTAAGTCGTGTGAACGGCCACTACCGCCGCGTTGTCTTTCAATGCCGGTTCCACCACATGGTTGAAGGCGTCCGCTTGTCTGTCCCGTTGCAACCTACTGGTTACATACAGGGGTGACGTGGTGTCGTTCAAGATTACAAACGTTAACCGTGCACCCGGCTTGAATGATGTCAGGCTACTTGCTTGAAGAGTGGGGTTAACCACGTCTGTGGCACCGTCTAAGATGATTCGGTCCGCATCCCACACCGCACCCTTTTTAGGGTTGAAGTCTTGTTTGATCAAGGCGTTACGGGTTAGCTCGTATTTGATCTGTCGTAAGTTGGCACGTGCTTCTTCATCCGTCACACCAAGCACCGCGCCGTGCTCGTCTTCACCCGGCTGACCTTGAGTCTGCATCCACAACCACAAACATATCCGCCACAGCGGATAGCCTTCCGCCCATATGGTAGACTTGGCGCTTTCCCGGTGCGCTTGAAAATTGAAGAAGCGTTGCACGGCGGGGTCCATCACGGCTACCTCATCCCATTCTTTGTGCATGGATGCATAGGGCAGCGGCACGCGGTGTGGCTGGTATCGCTTCATGAAAGCAAGTAGGCTGGAAATGCCTTCTTCGAAAGAAGGAATACTGGAATTTGATTCAACCTTTCGTTCAATCTTCTTCGACAAGACCCTTCACCCCACGTTTCTTTCCGATGAACGCCAATAGTTGTTGAACACTGACAACCGTGGCATTGGGCGCGTGAATGTGTAAATTGGATTCTGATTTGTCCGCGTTGATCTTGCCACTTGCTTCCGCGGCACGGATCACGGGATCCGACAGTCTGGCCGCGGCCAACAAGAATGAGGGGATGTCCGCGGTAGCGATACCCGGCTTCTTCTTTAGCTCGTCATGCGCACGGCGCAACACGTTTAGGGATATGTCCGTGCGGTCTTTGAATAGTCGTGCTAGCTTGTCAACGTCTTCTTCTTTGAGGGATGCCAACGCGGAATCCAACACATTGTCATCCTGTGCTACTCGTAGCCTGAACCACCCTTCACGATGTGGCGCGGCACGTTCTTCAATGCGCTTGACGTTTACGCCAAAGGCTTGTGCAACTTCTGCGTAGGTATCGCAACGACCAGACACGTAGGCGGTACGCATCAGGTCCCACGGATATTTGGTGCGTCGTCCCAAGTCAGTTTCTCCTTTCTACTTTTTCCGGCTTCACGGTTGTGTCTCGTCCCACCAACACCCAGTCCACAACCCGCCGTCGAAGCTGTCGAGAAACCCGTTGAAGAAATTGTTTGTTCCGCGCCCGTCGTTCCAAATCTACCACATAGTCACGACACCATTTCAGAGCGGGATCTAGTCGATCTTCTATTTCACACACTGTGATTCTTTCTCCAATTACGCCCATCGTGCGTGAGTATGTAATTATAAGAGGGTCGTCGCACAGAATAGGGTACCCCCTCCGACGCGGAGGAATATGCGGTTTGCCGCAGCCGACTTAACATAATGTGTCTTATAAGCACTCATGTTGGCCGGTATTCATGTATCGTTCACCCTGTCCCTCCCCTCTATTTATTTTTTCTGAAAGACCTAATTCTAAAGGTTTCTTATTATATAACATCTTCTCATTTTCGTAGTTCTTACCCCTACAATATGGTTGAAACCTAATATGGTTGAAACCTAATACGGTTGAAAATCTAATATGGTTGAGAAATCTAATATGGTTGAGAATCTAATACGGTTGAGAAATCTAATATGGTTGAAAATCTAATACGGTTGAGAAATCTAATATGGTTGAAAATCTAATACGGTTGAGAAATCTAATATGGTTGAGAAATCTAATACGGTCAAAATCTAATATGGTTGAAATTCTAATACGGTTGAGAAATCTAATACGGTTAAAATCTAATACGGTCATATTTAAGATCCAATTCCAAAGGTTCTCCACCCCACATCCTTTCCGCAATATTGCGATTCTCGTCTCTATTGTTATAGGAATAGGTAGTAACTTCTAGGTGCTTTCGATTCATACAAAGACGCATGCCACAATTATGATGAACCATCATTCCGGCTGGAATCACAGTACCATCTAAAACAACAGCAACTTGATGAGCGTATAGGATAGGTGAACCGCGACCGGCAGATCGAATGGTGCCATATCCCTTCTTGTTAACTGCACCAAGCCATGGCCAACATTCATCCGGTCCACGCTTGTCCACCTTGGACCAAAAGCGGGTGGTGAAGGTTTCGCTTACGTTCATTTCCCTTCCATTAGTCGGCGCACCATTGCACGCACCATGATTGCCGCCTTCTGGTAAGCTTCCATCTTTCCCCACGCATCACGGCAAACAACCCAATTACCGCGTCTTGCGTTGTGACACCACACACCTTCCCAATGGCTAGCGGCCTTGTCGAATGAGTCGGCCATCTTTGCCGCCTTCTCCAACACTCGTTCCCGCTCGTCGGCCTTGCCTTGTGCCACTTCTTCAATCTCGCCTTTGCACACCCCCTGCGGCGAATCGGCATGGTCGCATCGGTCGTTCTCGTCATCGCCCACCAGTTCACTACAATGCCGACACACCATTTCATGCGCCCTCCCTCTGTCGTCATCAGTCGGTGTTGCCATCACTCCCCCTTTACCCCTTTCCTCTGGGTTGGCTTCTCTTTCGGCGTATCCTTCACGTCCCATTCCATGCGCCGAATCTCTGCACAGAACATTTTCCCGGTAGAACACATATGCTTGTTAGAATTCTCATGGAGACAGTTGCCACAGCCAACTTCCGTGAGACATTCACAGAAGCACTCCGGACAGCCCATGACGTGCAGGTACATAGCCCACAGGTATTCGTTCCGTGTGACGGCACGGGTTAGGTGTGGGCCAAGTGGTTCACCCATTGTTCCGTAACCGTTCTATTTCCTTAACACACCACTTCAACCATTTCATCTCAACTGAGTAGAAGATGTCTTTGCCCTCATTTATGGCTAGATCGTTTTTGATTTGCGGCAACAGGTCTTCACCAACAGAGTACACCGCCTTCTTTGCGTGGTGCCACGCCTTTGAAAAGCCTTCGTGCATTTCATCCCATTCATGTGGTATGGCTTTTTGAACTTCTGCCAATACTTCGTCTATTGAATCCAATGCTTCTTTTACTACCAGTTCTCGTTCAGTTGCCATTACGGTGTACCTCCCCTATGTGTTCAAGGATGGCCTTGTCTAGCGCCTCCTGTGTTTCCCGGTTAACCGGGTTGAAGTAGAAGTGAGTCCGTTGGTTACTACCGCGGATGTACCTTGGATAGGCAATGACAATCCTTCCGGTTGGCAATCGCTTCACCATCATGTTGTTGAGGTACAGTCCATTGAAGACGCAAGACACCCAACCAACGATGTCCGTCCGTGGTGCCATCTGTGACGCCGGGTTGTATGGTCTGAATTGGATATCTGTTATCTGATGATCCATGCTTTCCATTCCTTCTTGGCACGGTGGATAGCTCTGATATCATCGTCACTCCCCTTGAACCGTTCTAGGTTCTTGACCTCCTGTGGAAAGTAGATGGCAAGAGCAGGGTTAGCCTTCCGTGCTTCCGGTAGCCACTTCTTGTTCCACAGAAGTATGATAGGTTCCCCAACCACCGTAGAGTCCAAGACGGTCCACTTGTCTGATGTGGTTGGTGGTGGCGAGGGGGTAGGATCCTTGATGGCTAGGTTTCGCATCTTCATGGGGTTAGGAACCTTCCCATGCATATAGCATAAGCGTTTCAGTCCAAAATGGGGGGTAGGTTCCGACAGAGAATGGGGTATCTGCACTTGCTGTGGAAACAAGCACATGTCTCGCTTTGGGGGTATCCCCTTCAAAGGCGTTTTGCGTCGGAACCTTCCGGGTCATTTGTCGAATTCCTCCGGTATATCAAGCGTTTCAGCTTGAGTTGAGGTTCCTAACCCCCCCGGCGCAACCCCCCGGAAGAACTCCGGGTGCGCCCGGACAAACCGGCGTAGAAACTTGTTGAACTTGGGTTTCTTCACATACCCCCGGATGTCCGTGGCCACCATGTTAAACCGCTTCAAAAATCGAATGATGGTGGACGTAGTGTCCAAAGAGCATCCCACTTGTTCCGCAAGGTCTTCCCGGCGGATGAACTCAGCCACCCGCAGAACCATGACCGCTTTTGGAAAGTTGTTTTTCTCCTCACCGCCCGGAGTATACGCACGTTCATTCTTCCATTTCTCCAAGAATTCCCTTTCGATTTCCTCATAGTCTAATAGCTGACTTCCAAGCTTCTGAATTTCAGAGTAATCATCAAGGCCACAATTGTCATGCCGGTAGATGGCATCCAAGAACTTTGCGGCCATGTCCACGTGCATCGTCTTCACAATCAACAGGGTGAAAGCGTCATCCGTGGAAACCTGTAGCGCGGCAATGGACGCGGCAATCCGGGCAAGCTTCTTCCGGAAGTCCGATAGCGTGATCAACGGAATGTCCACGGCATAGCCAAAGAATTCCGTCATTTCCTTGGCCTTGTTCAGGCATGCATCTTCCGCGCCATCACTGAACACCACCTGTTCCGGTCGGAGGTTCCACACCCAGAATACGAGGGACCGCAACATCACCGGCGTGATTTTGGGGTGCGCGTCTGCATCGGATTTCCGGTTGATGAAAGAAAGGTCTTTCAAGTCACCCACGTTGGCAAACACCGCAAAGTCCGTCCGACGGATGATGGTTGGCGGAAACAACCTCTTCATGGACTCGCACCCGAAGGAAAACGTATCCATGACCTGATCCTTCCGCGGGTTGGCTATCATCAGTAGGCGCGTTTGACTTTCGTACCCGCGGGACTGCACGCGGTCAATTTGCAAGAAGCCTTCTTCCATGGCCTTGGAAATGGTACGCATGTCCCACTCCGGAAGGTATTGCGCTTCATCCACCGTCAGAATCTTCCGGGAATTTGCAGGGTAGCGGCCAACGCGGACTTGCCAACCCTTCTGTTGATGCTCCACCAAGGCATAGGCTAGGCCGGTACGGGATCCCGTTAGACCGGAAAGAATGTCCCCGATGTTCACAAACTCAGAGAACCTTTGGTATGTCTGTGTCTTGCCGGATCCTGAATCCCCGATGACCAACGCCACAATCCACCCGCGGATGATCTCGCCGTTAAACCGGATCCACCGCGGGGACAGGTAGGTAAACAAGACCGCCAACAGAATTTCATCACGTTCATAAACGCGGGTAACGTTCCGGGTAAGGTCATCCAACATGGCGTTCCATCCGATAGCCTTGAAGTCCCGCAGATGTGGCAACGCTTCCTTCAACTGGAACCCTTCATAGTCATCCTCTAGCGGTTCCATTTCCTCTATGAGCATAGTTACCTGCTGCGTCTTGGGATGGCTCTTGATCCATCCAGTAGCCATGTAGTTCCCCGGCTTGGGATGCTCTGATGAAAGATGATAGACTCGCTTCTCCATCAACTCTTGCTTTTTGCCATCAATCACTTGGTTGATATTGCCGTCATCGTCCCGGATTTGAGTTAGACGGTTCACCCGCTGGTGACAGAAGAACTCTTTGATGGTGGTACGCTTCAAGATTTCAATAGCTGGTTTCTGTCCGTGCTTGCATGCAAAATCCCGAATCATTCCCTTCACCTGAACGTTGGATGACATGCACGACCCTATGAACTCCTGTGCGCCACGCGGCAAGGCGTAGTCACCAGACATGTTCTTGCAATCGAAGCATGACCCTTTGGCCATCCGTTGACATGACGTAACCTTGAACTCTTCCACGGCATGGAAAGCTTCCGATGTTTCCCCGCACACCGTGATAGGAACACGCACGCGCCGGTCTATCAAATCCTTCCGTTCAACCTCCGTGAACGATTCAAGCTCAATGGCCTCTTCCTCTTGCTTCTTGGCCTTGTAGTCATGTGGGGGTGTGTCTTCAATCAGCTTTTGGAAGTTGGCCACGGACAACCCACGCTTGTGGAAATAGTCCGTGATGTCTTTGTCATCCTTAGCCCCACGCAATGGCAACCGAATGTTCCGGATGGATTCTGTTTCCGCGCCACGGAAACCTTCAACAAGGGATGCGGCTGCTTTCTGCCCTTCTTGGTCACAGTCGAGAACCACCACCACGTTCTTGCCCTTGAAGAATCGGAACCATTCCGGCCGAAAGACTGAACACCCGTGCGTCCCGGTGACGGCCGTGTATCCCTCTTGCTGTAGCAACATACGGTCCCACTCGCCTTCACAGACAACCACCCACTTGCCAAGGTGTTTAACTAGCTCATCCACGCCATACAGCCGCGCCGGGGATCCGTACTTATGGACGCCTTCCGTGTAGTTGATCATCTTGGCGTCTTTCCTTGCGTTGTACAACCGGACGTTCACGATGTTGCCGCGTTCATCCCGAATGGGAATGGTGTTGCGTTGCCGCTTGGCGTCCCACCCCACTTGGTACTTCTTCAAGGTCATGTCCGTGAAGCCACGCTTTTCCCGTAGCCACCGCAAGGCAGGTTCATTGGTCCACAGCGCGGTTTCCCAACCCTTCACCAAGTCTTCCCGGATGGGTGGGCGCTGTGGCTTGTCGGCCGCGGCCGGACGGGGGACGCCGTACTTGTCACCAAGGTCAAGAAGAACATCCTTGAAACTTTGGCCGGTGGTCTGCATGATGAAGTCCAGCGGACCGCCCTTGCCGCATCCGGCAAAGCAGCGCCACCGGCCGGTTTTCCGATTGAAGCCAAAGGATGGTTCCTTGTCCGCATGCAACGGACACAAAGCCACCATCCAATCATCCCCGGACGGTTTGGGATCCTTGAGGTATTCCCCAAAGACCGCCGCAAAGTCTGTGACTTTACCTAGGACGGTTTCTTTGTAGAATTTCCATGCATTGTTGTCATCATTGGCCATCAACCACTAACCTTGGGATAGTCTGGCTTAGGATCACCACACAACATAGTGTCCATATTGCGTATAGGGCTATCCCACATCTTCAACATTTCTCCAAAGTGAACGCTCATAGTTCCGGCCATTGTTTTCATGTGCCTTACCCATTCCAGTGCTTGGCCTTTGTCCCGCGTGGTGGTAATACTCATTTCTTGGCGTCCACTCTCACGCCACACGCGCACAACAAGCCACCACCGTTCACGCTTCTTCATGTTTCACCACCTTCCCCTCCCCCTTGCACTTGGGACACAGAACCCACCGGCGGTCAAAGATGCATCCATCTTTCACCACGCCGGTGCCATCACAAGCGGTACACTTCTCCATCTTGGGCGGTGGTGGAACTTCGGGTTCACGTAACTTGACCATATTTTCCCTCCCGGATTTCCCGTTGCGCTTGATCCCACGCAGCCCAAGCTTCATTCACCCCATCATGTTTCAGGTACGAACACTGACAAGATATTTTGGTGGTCAATGATAACCCCTGTCCAATCACCAAGCTTATCAATGGCATGTCGCCACATCGTTGACAAGCTTCATGCCCAAAGTCCTCCCACTCCTCATCAGTCAATGTAATGCCCGCTGGCTTTGGACATGTTGTCATGATTGATCCTGATCTTCTTTTGCCAACTGTTGTTCCAACTCCTCATCCACGATGGCCGCACGCAACTGACACGCGCTAGTCACCAACGTTCCCATTTTGTACATGACATCCGGCCGCTGTGGATCCTGCTGGTAGATGATCAATTCCTTCCCGGCGCCAACACCCCATCCCGCTTCCATGTGTGCGCTACTCCCGCACGGACAAACCATCACCACCATGTCCGCTTCTCTTAATGCAGTCATGTCCGCGGCATAGGCGGCAACAGTTGGCTTCTCTCCTAGAAGTTTTTGATGAACGGCCGGGTGAATGGTATCCACGTGGTGTCCCGGCAAAAGGTCTTCCCATTTGAAACTATTTTTCCGGAAGTCATACACATCATGGCCCATGTCCCGGAGTAACGCCAACACGGATGGGAAGTGTTTGTTGTTCCATCGGCTAGCCACATATATTTTCATGCGTTCTCCTTTTTCAAAGCTTGAAACCTACGTGTGCACACGGCAAAGCCAAGGGGTAGACCATGGCAAAAGTATGGACTCCCCCACATTTCCCTATCTCCGATAACGGTACTGTGCCGCTGCCTCTGGAAATATTAACGCCGCTTCTTCCGCGCCGATCTTGTCACCCTGTGTGCGAACTTCCCACCAATCCGGTCCGGGTCCGGTGTACACCGCCCAATCCCTAACCGGCTTGTTGATGGACGCTACAAAGACCCTTCCCAAAGAAAACCGCGCCACCAAAAATTCATGGTTGGGTTCTTCCGTGGTTGTCATCAACTCCACCGCGCACACCAACTGCCCTAGATAAACTAGTCTGTCATCCATTGGTATTCCCCTTGATTTGAAATTTGAAACCCACGGGTGGCGGGAATTGAACCCGCATTGCCGGATTGAAGGTCCGGAAGCCTAACCATTAGCTGACACCCGCAGTTGGTTTCTTACATATAGGTATCCCCCCCCATTGTGTCGGACCAACCTTTTCGTTGGACCGCTTCAACCAAAGCCACTCCCCCGGATGGAATCGAACCACCACGCACAGGTTCAAAGCCTGTTGGCCTACCGTTAGCCTACGGGGGATCACTTGAATGAAACCATGTTCATGATGTCTGCTAACTTCACCATGGTGCCATCCATGATAGCCAACCCATTCCGGCGTAACGTCCCAAGGTAATTCCGAAAGCTTCCGGATGGGTAAGCCATTCCTGATTCTGTCCCCAAGCCTTCTTGTGAAATGCTCTTACCGTGTAGTCCAAGAAGCACGTCAAACATTCGACGTTCTCCCGCTTGCAACTTATCCTTCCACGCGGCAATAACTTCATCATGATTCAATGGCATGTTGTCTATGCCGAATGGAATTGAATTCAAATGTACACGTCCACCCGCCACCATTGTCACGTACTTCAACCGGCGCAGCTTGCCAAAGTAGTTCCGCGTGGTTCCACTGTTGGGCGCCAATCCTGATAAGGTGGCCAACTGGGTGGTGTCCAAGGAATCCGGTTGGACCTTGGCCAACACTTCCACCATGCGCCGTTCACCGGCCATCAGCTTGTCTGCATCATCTACAGCCACAACCGGATCCCTCTTCACCTTCACCGGCACCGTTGGCGTCACCATTGTTTCCTTTGCGGCCGGTTTGAGTTCTTCAAACTCCTCCCGCGGCTTCATGGCATCCGTCAACTTAGCCAACGTAGGCAACAACGTGTCCATGGTTACACCCAACCACTTGATACTCTTTCGCGCATCCGCAATGCCCTTGATCAACTTGCCTAGCTCACGCTTCCCCATGACCGGAATTTCTTTGTACACCGTTTTGATCTTTCCCATAGCCACCGGCCGGGTTGCTTTGGCCAACTTCCCTTGTAGTTCCATCACCTGCCGCTTCAATTCCCGCGGGTCATCCTGCTTGGCCCGTTCAATGGTGTCCGCTATCCTTGCCCGGATCCTGTCAAGATCCACAGCCGCCAACCGCTTGGGTTCCCGGATACGACCACCAAACTTGGGTGTGGCGCTGGAATCGAAAGTCTCCCGCTTGTCCACCTTGATCCGCTTGAACACATCCAACCAACCGGGGGACCAAAACCACGCTTCCCCAATGTCCAACGATGCCAACGAATCCATCATTTGCTTTCGCTTGTCCTTGTCCCCGTGAACATCAATCCAAGAATCAATGGCGTCCCGGTCCTGTGAGGCAATGGTCCGGAGAACAATCAACACTTCCGCTTGAGTCAACACGTTCTTGTTCAATACGGCACTACGCTGTGTCACCATCGTGATCCCAAGACCACGTGCACGACCACGGCGCACGATGTCTTCAAAGGCACCAAGCATCCTTTCCTCCCCATGGTGGGGACGTTGGGGTGCGAAACTGTCCGCTTCATCCATGACCACGTGCAGCGGCTTCCGGTTCTTGTGATACAGACGTTCAGCCAACGCAGTCACAAACCGCATTTGTTCCGCCTTTCGGAAACGGGAGAGATCAAGCACGGCGCTGATGCGCTCATCCACCACAAGGTTGGCAATCGTTTCCCCGGCCGTGGATTCAAGGGGAACGTCTGCGTGGTCCCCGCCAAAGATGGTGATAGGAAGTCCGGCACGTTTCCCGTTGGCGCTAGACCGCAACCCCCACCACACGCCGATGGGATCCAAAATCACAACGGGGATTCCCACCTTTAACATTTGTTCAGTGATGACCGCGGAAGTGTAAGTCTTCCCCACACCCCGCTTGGCTAGGATGGCAAAGGTTTGGGTGGCCGCTTCCAAGGGAAGCGATAGGCCACCCGCAATGTGAATCCGTTTCATACTAGTTCCCCCCTTTCGGAATCCCGGTTAGATCCTCTTTCAAGTTCCGGACTCGTTCCGCAATCACTTGCTTGCGTCCTTCCTGGCATCCAGAAGACCACCCGGCAAGCCATCCCATTAGGAAGCCAAGAGACACACCCGCAAGAACTGATCCGGCAATCATCAAGGTAGTCATTGCTTCTTTCTCCCGGCACGCACCACCGTATCATTCAAGTTTTCAGCCGCCGTTTCTACAAACTTCACCCATGCCACCAAGTCCCCATCAAACCCCGCTTCCTTAGCTTTCAGGTAAGTGTCCGCGGCCGCATCAAACCGCGCCTTTTCAATTTGTTTCGACGTAGCGTTAGGATGCTTGTTGACCCACCGCGTGAATCGTTCCGCGGTCTTCTCTATAGCCAAGTGGTGAAGGCGCCGGGCAAACCCTTCCGTATTCACCCGCCGATTCACTATCACGACCGCGGCACCTTCAACAACGTAGGACATTGACCATCCGTGGAAAACCACCGCTTGGCCTTCCCATGATAAACCAACCCCAACCGCCGTCCACCATTGCGTAGATATTCCAAATCATCCCCTGTGGAAGCATTGAAGAAGCCGGTGCCAAGCATGGCCACCGACGTGGGGAAGATCCGCGTGAACCGGTCATGTTCCGTGATCAAGTGATCCCACCGGCCACCTTCCGAAAACACCAACTTCATGTTGTCCGGGATCATCCCCTTGGCCTGAAACCTCCGCACCGTGGGAATCACCTTGGTGTAAGCAAAGAAGATGATCCATGGATGCTTCCGCGCCAAGGCCAACCATTTCTTGAAGTAGGCATCCGAAAAGAAGTCACCACTATCATGGATCCGGATGAACCGTATGGAAGTGGCGCGTCTAATCTCCCGGTCCAACGTTGGCACAAAACGGGTGGTCATAGCCAATTCCAAGTTGCGTTCCCGTACCACGGCCACTTGCTTGATCTGCCTGTACCACCCTTGCCGGGCATAGCATCCATGCACACATTCCCCGGATCCCCGGCACACAAGCTTCCCAGCCGTGGACCTGTAAGCGGGAAGACCAAAAATCCGCAAGGCGTTTCCGTATCGTGCGCGGTACTTCTCATTGGCGCCACCAAGGTAGTTCATGAATCCACCTTGGCTTGCCACGCCTTTTCCAATAGCCGATATGTCAACCGTGCGGCAAGCAACCGGTTCCCGGCCATCCACACATGCACCTTGTACTTGATGGACCATGACACCAACGTGTTGATCACCACCTTGGGATTCACGTGCGAGAATCCCGGCGCCACCAACAACCCTTCAAGGGAAGCTTCCACCACAATGGCCGCGTACCGGATTCCCTGTAGCCGGATCATTTCCCGTTCAAACCGGTCCCGGCCGCGGGTGACGGATCCAAACACATCTTCTTTGGTCTTCCGTTCAATGGCCACGTCCACTTCCATCCCCTTGATGGAGTAGTCCCCGGCGTCCAAGGTTTCCACCACCGTGGCGCAATCGAAGTGATACGGGTGTTGTTCCCGCGTATCAATCACCACGGTGCCGGTGAATCTACTTCTTTTCTTGGCCATTCAGGAATTCCCTCAACAGAGTGAACCGCTTTTGTTGTTGGTTTCGGGCAATCGTCTTGACCACTTCCGCACGATCACCAACCACCACGCACACCCGCTTAGCCCTGCTCACAGCCGTGTATAGCCAATTGCGCTGCATCAGCAACGGGCCAAAGGAACGGTGCACCGGCACGATCACCACGGGCGCTTCACTTCCTTGGTACTTGTGGCACGTCACCACATAGGCAAGTTCAAGGTGGTTGTCATACATGTGGACTTCCACTTGACGTTCCGGGTTTTCAAAGGTAACGTGAATCTGCCGCGCCTTCAAGTTGATGTCTGTGACGTAACCAATATCCCCGTTGATGATGTCTCGGTCATAATCATTTTTCAACTGGATAACTTTGTCCCCTACACGGAACCGACTTTCCTTCATGGCTGGGTTAGGGTTCATCAACGCTTGAAGCACCACGTTCATGTTCTTGCATGATAGCGGCGTCTTCTCCCGTAGAGGGGACAACACTTGGATGTCCCGTAGCGGATCCACTTGGTACTTGGTGGGAAGGCGCGTCTTGACCAACCCCTTGATGGTGTCCACCATGTCCGCTTCCGTCCGTTCCCGCAGGAAGAAGAAGTCCGTGGACTTCTCATTGTCTACTTCAATGTCTTCCCCGTTCTTGATCTTGTGACAGTTGCGAATGATCAACCCGGCGTCCTGCCGCTTGATGATCGTTAGTTCCGTAGTGGGGATCAGCTTGGATGCTATGCAGTCACGCAACACATTCCCGGCGCCCACGGCCGGAAGTTGGTGTGTGTCCCCTACCAAGACCAACCGGGTGGTTGGCTTCAACGCGGAAAGAAACTTGGCCATCAAGGGAACGTCAACCATGCTGACTTCATCCAACACGATCAAGTCCGCGTCCACCGGGAACTTGGGACCACGGGCAAATTCAAACTTGCCATCCTTCCCCATTTGTGGCTCTAGCAGTTTGTGAATGGTGGTGGCCTTCATCCCGGATTGTTCAAACATCCGCTTGGCCGCTTTCCCGGTAGGCGCGGCAAGCTTCACCTGTAGGTCCGGGAACATCCCAATGATGGTTTTGATAGTGTAGGTCTTCCCGGTGCCGGGTGCGCCCGTGAGAATGAAGACACCGTTGGACGAAGCGTTCCGGATGGCTTCCCACTGATCATCAAACAACTTGGTTCCGTCAAAGGCGGGAAGCGCAAGACCTTGCTTCTTGCTTTGTTCCCGCTTGACCGCTTGCATTTCCTTCAACGTCTTCCCAATGGCTTGTTCATCATCAAAGTAGGACTTCAAACACACCCGGCCATTGTGCACAACCACGGCACCATCCTTGACCAAGGCATCAACTTGAGCCTTGACCAACTGGGGGCCACGGTCTTCATCACCACTGTCAAACCTCAACAGTTCATCCACCGTCAAGATGAACAAGTCTTTTGGCATGGCGGTGTGTCCCCGTAACGCCGCTTGCTCGTTCAGCGTGTGCAGGATTCCTGCCCGGATTCGCGGTGGACCTTCCCGGTGGAAACCCACCTTGACGGCCACATTATCCGCAGTTAGGAACCCCACACCACGCACCGCGGTGATAAGGTCAAACGGGTTCTCCCGGATTTTCTTTGGCGCATCCACTCCCCACAGGTCAAGGATTTCCGTGGTCACGCGCTTGGGAATCCGGATGCCTTCAAAGATGCCGTTTAGTTCAATCTGCAATTGCTCGTTGGCTTCGTTGGCCAACAACATGCGGGACACTTGTTCCGCACGTTCCATGGTGATACCCTTCACTTCCTTGGCCACCCGCTTTGGGTCTGTCTTGCAGATGGTCAAGGAATCCTTCCCATACTTGTTCACTAGCTCCTTGGATACCTCTGGACCAATCCACTTGCAATTCTCCATGAGGTACACCCGTATGGAAAGGGAATCCGTTGGAAGCGTTGCTTGATAGTCGGTGAACACAAACGTGTCACCAAACTTGGGGTGGTGTTCCATCCTTCCGCGGAACTTGTATTCCATCCCAATTTGTGGAGACAGCATGTTGCCTTTAACGCCGGTGCCGCTGTCCAATTTCCCAATCATGAAACTCTCTTTGCGGAAACGGATAGCTTGAAGGACTCCGGAGTATGTCTCCACGGGTGCCATCAGAATGGCACCGCCTCACCAGCCTGTGAACCATCCGGGGAAACGCCACCTTCCACACGTTCAAACCCGGCATACGGAATTGAATTCCGCTTCTTCTTTGTGCCACCTTCGGCTTCGTACTCCTCCGTGATGACCGTGATTTTCACTTGCTTGTCCTGAATCATGGCCGGTAGCCACTCCGCTTCCTGATCCTGTGTCACGTCCAGCCCAAGGCGCGAAAAGACAAGCTTGACTCGTTTCAACGCCTTGGCAGAAAACACAAGGTTGTCAAAGATGTAGCGTCCAGCGTACTCGCCTTCCAAAATCTCATACCGGATCCGCCACATTTCATCATTGGCTTGGGTTGGCTTGGTGTCATCCACTTCCGCCACCCGTGCAAGATACTCCCCGTCCGGAATCGGTGTGAAGTCTTGCGCATCTTCCACCTTTCCCATGTTGACCTTAGCCATTGCTCTTTTCCCCCTTCGCCTTGGCCGCGGTTTCCAGCTTTTCAAGGATGGTGGCCGCGGCTTCCGCGGTCAACTCATCCACGCTTCCCGCCTCATAAGCGGCAAGACGTTGCTTTACCAGATCACCGGACAAGCCAAGTGTCTTGATCAACTCGCCAATTCGCTTCTTGACGTTCGCGGAAACCATGTCCACAGGCTTGGACTCCCGCTTGATGGCATCGGCACCGAAGATTTTCTCGAACATCTTATATTGCATTGGGAAGTCCACACCCTTGGGAAAGACACCCTTGGCGTCTTTGGGTGAACGTTCCTTCACGCAATTGGCCATGAACTCCCCTTTGGGTCCACGGACCATCCGCAACACCACGTCAAAGAAGTAAGGCATGCTGCGTTCCACATCGAACACTTCACCCGCCTTCTTCATCATCTCGCCTTCTTCGTACTTGGTTTTTTCCCGTGCGGTCACAACCACGTTCATGTCAAGGCGGATTAACTTTCGCATCAACTCTTTCAGTTCCGCCTTAATCACAATCCAGTCCCCCGGTTGAAACTGGTAGAACTCGAATTTGAACCCCGCGGACCGCTTGTTCCGGTTCAGGAAGATTTCCCTGTACTTGGCTTGCAGGGATTCCCAATAGATGGTGATAGGGTCAATCACCAACGTCCGGAAACTGTGGTTGTTCTTCAAGAGCCAATCCACCGCGGCCATCACTTCATCCGCTTCCGTGGCCGGGAATCTCTTGAACTTGAACGCCTTGTCATACAGGCGCGTTCCCCCTTCCATGTCAATCACCGCCACGCCGGGAAACTGCAATGCCGTGGTGGTCTTCGCTGTGCCGGAATCTCCCCACAGAAACGCCTTCACCCGTTTGGGTGCGGCGGCTGTGTCTTGAAACGGGCATCCGCCTTTCAGCAAGCTTGCAAGGTTGGCTTTCGGGCCACCCTTGGTGCCGCCTTCCGGCAACGCCACGTCCGTGCTTGGTTTCTCGCTCATGTCTTTTTCCCTCCGTGAAACATTGATCCACCACGGCAAAGTTCCCACTGATTGCACATCTTGGGACCACACCACCACCCGTTAGGGTTAGGAAAGTCGCAACCTCTCCCAATGTCTTTGGCGGCAGACTCGATCAGTCCTAGCGCCCATTGGCAATCATCCTTGGTGCGTGTCGTGGGGAATGACTCATACTTCAAAGTTTTGTTCTTGATCACCGCATCAATCTGTAATCCACCTTCTGGTTCCTTGTAGGAGATACGATAACCCAAGGCGTACCAAGTCAACTGCAAATCCTTGGCAATATCGCCTTCACTTGGCGTCTTCCCGTATGCCTTCAAATCCCGGATGCGGTTCTCCACATCAATCAAGTCCCATATCCCGGAAAGGTCAAAAGGGAAGGCATTCCCCAAGGAAACGCGGAAGTACCTTTCTACAAGCAATGGTTGGATAGTGTGTGCCACCTGTGTGTGAAAGAATTCTGTGATGGCTACACCTTGTGCTTCCAATACCGGACGGCTTTCATTCTCTTTCAACTTCACGTTCTCAATCTTGAATTTCTCGTTTAGGCGGTCCATGAAGATTGCCACAACGTTCTTCACCGGCATGTCTTCTTTAGATTTCACCTTCTGCATGAAGTTCTTGGCCGCGGCCGCGTGCCACGCGCTAGACTGGATCATGGCACCGTTGGCAAATGTTTCCACGCCCTTCACGTGTTCCAAGTAGTACAGTCGCGGACACTTTAAGAACGTGGACACGGCCGAAAAGCTTAGTGTTGGTTTCGTCTTCTTGTTCTCCTCACTCATCAATTCACCCCCGTTTCCGGTTGAAGCGTAGCGTGGCTCAATCGTTCAATCATGTCTTCCCAAGACAGGCACAACATGGAACTTACCCCATCCGGGGAAAATTCCATGCCATCCGGCGCGAACACTTCCAGCTTGGGGTTGGGACAATCCGGATAAGGGGAACGCGGCTCATTGAGCGTTTCCACCGCGCACCCTAGTTCTTTGGCTTTGGCCAATGCGCGTTGTTTGACGGTCAACGGCATCACGCCACCCCCCACTTCTTCCACAACCAACTTGTCCATCTTGGCGCCACCGGTAACGGCTTTGTTGGCTATCTTTGCTTGCGAGATTGCAGACTTGCGCGTGTATGCGTCAATGTCCAAGTTGAACGGAACCGACATGCTCAAGGCGGGTGAAAACACTTCAAACTTCACATGAAACTTCTTCTTGCCTACCTCAGTTTTTGGCATAACGTACCCCCGTAGCTAGTTGGTTTTCAAAATCTTCCGCAGTTTCCCCACTTGATCCGGCGTGTAGAGATTCATGCGCCGTCCATGGCGAACTTCTTGTTTCGGGTGAATCCCCATGTGGCGGATAAGGTGTTGAAGAAACGCCCGGTCAACTTCGAACGTCCTGCATACCCTGTCCGTGGTCCAAGCACCCGCGGTCTTCATGTGCACATATTATATGCACATCAAGCACGGCCGTGTCAAGTCCCCTATCCCCACGGCGCCGGGATCCCGGCCGGAAGGATCCCCGCGGGGAAAGTATGATCTAGGTCATGTTCCGGCCGGATCGATCGATCCCGGCCGAGGACTAGCTGGCGGGTGCCTTCACCACGATCAAGAACACCGGGGAATCCACTTCCACTTCCTGTACCGTGTCCGGTTGGTCTTCTTCCGATTCCTCAGAATCCCACATGGTGGCCAACCACATGTGCAAGTGGGCGGTGTACCAACCCGGCGCAAACTCGCCGGGAGAAGTGATGTACCGGGCCAACCCGTCATTGGCGTCTTCAATGACACATTCCTTTTCCGCCAACCCGGTGATCCGCAACGTAACACGGTTGAACCCGCCAAGGTCCACACGCTTTGGCCGGTTCAACTCCTGTAGCACCCACAGCATCTTGAATTCCGATTCACTAGAGAAGTAGAACAAGACTTGCGGAACGGCAATAGGCAGGTAGGCGTCCCCTTGAGGGAACACCGGCATGCACTCAAGGCCACTCGTTGCCGCCATGGTGACAAACCCAAGGCGCACACGGGCGCCGGAAACCGATATGAAACCTTGTGCATTGATAGTCAACTTCCCGGCAAATTTGGCAGACCCATACGGAGTCATGACGCTAACCGCGTCCATGTCCATTTCCCCTTCCACTACGGGGAGAATTTCCAGTGCCGCTATTGCCCACTGTCGGGTTTGATCTAATGTCCAACTCATAACCGTAGACACTACCCCGCCGGTTTCAACGGATCCAGCACCAATAATGTTGCTGATTGGCGGTGCGCCTGTGGTCCTATCTTGAAACTGTTGTACCTGCCCTGCTCCCACGGTTACAACCACGTTCGTTGGACCTTCCTGAACAGCCAACCCGTCCATGACTTTGTGCTCAACTGTCGTTCCTGGTACGGTTACGCTCGGTGTCGTGCTGTTCCCGCTAGCTCCGGAGAAGTTGCGATATGGCGTTGTCTGGTTGATGCCACTCATTCCGGTTGCTGCGACTACGTGCTTGTCACTTGCGCTCAGGGTCCATGCGAATGTATTTGATCCGCTTGCCGGATTCTTCAAACCCCAGAACTCAACAACGCCGACAGTCGGATTGGCAATACGCCCAATGAATGTCAATGCAACTGCGTTGTATGTGGTCGATGACACGCTAACGGCAGGAGTGTAAAGCTGAAAGCGTGCAAGAAAGAACCGTTCACCATTCGCGTTGACCGTGTAAGCAAATGAACCGGAAGCGGCATTATAGTCATTTGCTACGGTGGCATCTTCCTGGTAGGCCATCAGACCTTTACCATCACGGCGCAAGCCTCAACGTTCCCGATTGCAGCGGTCACATCGGGGACATGCTGGATGTTCACCGGGCAGGGCGTCGTTCCGTTCGATGTAATGTCAGTGGACCATGACGCGCCCTCAACGTCAGACAACAAATGGAATACAAAGTCGATGTAGAGTTGACTTACCCACACTGAACCATTGTACTGACAGAAAGTGCCACCAGCGTATGTCGGGGATGTGTTATCCGCTCCCCATCGTATGTAATTTGAAGAGCTAATGGGGTAGTCACCTTGAAGCACAACTGCGTATTGGGTTACTCCGTCAACGCTATATGGAGTCAGCCAGTTCCACCATTCGACTTGCGGTCCCCCAACACCGAGAACGTCAGCAGCGGCCTTGACCTCGCTCGTTGCGTGGACCGTTGAACCCGGCAACCCTGAAACTACGTTTCGCAATTCAAGCCATATGTCGCCAACGGGAGAACCTATTTTCCACATCTTAAGAACGGCCCAATCCAAAGCACCGGCGGCGGGGGTTACGGTTTGAGCAAGCGCCGTGTTGTTGGTGTTGTATCTTAGGTTGCCCTGTATGTTTGCATTCGGAAACGGATAACCATCAAGGTGTTTTTTCTGTTCGCTTGCCTCAATCACACACTTGCAGCCACCGGGCATTCCTGCCGTGATTATCTTTTTCACCTTCCATGTCTGGTTATCGTAGTAGTAATCGAGCGTACATGCTTCACTCTTATACTTTGTGGTAGCAATGTCCGCCATTAATCAAGTGTGCAGGTTAAATCCCCCGCAAGCACGCGGAAGATATCATCTGTGTCAATCGTCTTGGCATTGGTCAATGGCCCCCACATGATAGGGTTTCCAGCCCCCGCCGCTGCGTTGTCAAGAATCATGGCATAGTCCACGGTGCCATATGCCGCGGTAGCCTGTGGAAAGTTGATGTCCACAGTGGTGGTTTTGACGCCACCGGATGACGCGCCAAACGTTGGCGCTTGCCGTGCGTATGCCGTTCCCACGGTGGACACTTCCGCGCCACCGGTTCCCGGTTCTCCCGGACTTCCAATCCACAATGCCAACCATGGCGTAGGTTGTGGAAATACCGCACCGCCTAGAACGTGATCAAGGATTTTGTCTTCTGCGTAGTCGTTGAATCCGGGCATGTTGTCCCCCTAGAAAGTTATTGATACCCCAATCCCATATAGCTCCGGGATCCATGTAGTGGTGGGGAAGATGACGCGGCCACCAACCCCGATATCCACGCGCCATAACAACACATTGATTTGTCCAACATTCCAATCCGCTTCCAGTTGCTTGCGGAATTCTCCCACTTTGAACAGCGGTGGAATCAACAGGGATGCACCAACCCGCCCGGTCCATACGCTAGGTGTTGTTGTTTTGGACGTGTGACCTTCGGATGTGGTGCTATCCTTGCCGGTTTCACTCCGGGTAGTCTTCAACGTGAAGCCACCTTCAATGGTAACGTTGCCATTCTTGTCCACGGTGGCCTTGGCATCCGGATCCGCCTTCAACGTGCTATCCATGATGACCTTGGTTTCCACCACCTTCTTCACCTTCCATTCCGTCTTCTCAACCACCTTCACCCGTGGTCTTGCCATCCATAGGGCCAAGAAGACCGCGGCCAACACCCAACCGATCACGGCCACGCGGTTACGCTTCAACCATTTGCGCTTGTCATCTTTCTTCTTTCTCATGTCTGTATCCTCAGACTAACATAGATAGAACGCCAAGGGCGGTGGTCACCTTCTCGCACATGAAAGCTTTCCCTGCCACCGCTGTACAAGGTACACACATCCACGGCAATAGTGGCAACCACGCGCCACATCAAGTCTTCACACCACAGCGTGCACGCACCCAACCCGGTAAGTTGGCTTCCTGCGTTTCATCCTTATCACAAATCTCCATGTATCGGACACACTGTTGCGAATCCTGCATCTTCAAAATACATGAACCCATATACCGCTTAGATCTCAATGCCGTTTTCAAAATGCGGATGGTCATTGGTCCAATTTTGCCGTCCACCTTCAAATCCGGCCACCGCTTCCCGCGGTTGTTCAGCTTGTTCAACGCTCTTTGCAGGAATCTTCCCGCCCACCGGGGACCACAGTTCACCGCGGTATCAAATGCTTCCGCGGCAATGGCTTGGTGCGGCATGTCTGAACACCGTAAGACATTCCAGAAGTCCCGGCGGTAGATGTTCATAACCAATTCAAAGGGAATCTTCCGCATGGGTCCACGATATCCATTGTCCCGTGCCGTCCTGATGGTGATTCCGTAGTTGGTTTTGCCACCCTTGTCCGTCTTCACATCGGAATATCCGGTGCGTCCGGGAATGGGTTGGCCATTGGATCCAAGGCGGACACCTTCATGTGCTAAAGTTTTGGCTATGGCCGGTTCAAATTTTGCCATGATCGTTATTCCCCCTTCCGACTTTGATTTGAATATCAGTAAGCTTCTTATCCATGGCGTCTAATTTGTCCCACAACTTCCCAATACCCTTGTCTTGATCTATTTGGTGTTGTTGAACTACGGCAAGCACAGTGCCATGACGGTAGAACGTTCCAATGACACCCAAGACACCGGCTACAATCAATCCCCACGTTGGTTCTATCATTTTCATATGTCTTGCTCCACAAACTCAATGCTACTCCGGAAAGTAGCAGATGATGCATCCACCCGGCATGAGTGAGTCAACGTCTTGACTATATACACCTGATTGATTCCGCGCCGGTCAAACTGCACCCGGTAGATGTCCCCTAATTCCACATGCGGGGACGTTGGCCATTCCGCTTCCGCCCAATTCAACCCTTTCTTCATCTTGGCTATCTTGGCTTCCGCAATGGCAATGGCTAACGCCTTGGTGAACACGTAGTCATTGGACACGCTTTGTTTCACTATCTGGTTTGGATCATCCGTGATGATGGCCGGATCTACCGTCAATTCTTTGGTCCGGGTTGTCTGTAGGATGTTCCCCGTGATGACACCACCCGCCGCGGTGTTGGCAATCTTGGGAAACAACGGGTGCGCCCGTGTAATCTGCAAAGGGGAAAGCTGATTGTATAGGGAATTCGGGTCTGCCGGTTGCGCCAAGGAAATAGTGCGTTCCGCGGCACCGGCCGTAGACGCCAGTTCCGTAAATAGCAATTGGCTCAACGCTGTGATTTGTGCCACTACATCCACTTCCACCGCGTGAATAGCACTAGGTTGTCCAGCGAGTTCCCGCGCTACGTGTTCAACGAATCGTTGCGCGAAACCTTCCCGCGTGATGGTGTCCAAGACCGTGGGAACAAGTGGCGCGGAATCTCTCAAGACTCCATCCCCATCAAAGTAGATGCCTTCATCCAACATGGCCACCTTAAGGTCTGATATTTCATCCCACCCGGTCCGGATAGGCGCAAATGTTGGAAGGTTGGTAGCGTTCCAACGTAGCATGTAGAACCCTTCCGGCACATTGCATAGAGACATTTCATAGGCCACGATGGTTTGATAAGAACCGCCCTTCCACGCTGCAGGTTGCCTGTCTGACAACAATTTCTCATGGCGTCCCCGGCATTGAAGGTTCAACTTGGTTTCATCATGGCTGATGCCCGGATCATCCACGGACAACCACGCCAGCTGCTTCCACTCACCTTCTATCTTTTGGCGGATCACCACTTCCGCGGTGCCATCCAACGACGTTTGACCGGTGGGCGCTTTCTGAAACATGGCCTTGTTGAACAAGAAGGTGCCGTCCAGCTTTCGGGGATTCCTGAATTCAAGTTGCGCCATCCGTGCGTCAATCCGTTCAAAGGTGACATCTGCCGCGTGCGTCACATCATATGAAGAAGTCCAAGGTGTCACATCATAGCGTGCATACAATTCCACTTCCGTGCAACGCGGCAAGTCATCCGCCGTCCCCGCATCCGTTATCAGCACACGCACAAAGTTGGTGACGGGGTTGGTGGAATTGTCGAAATTCCGTTTTAGGTCCACTACGATGACAGATGGGTACTCAAGTGGAACAAGGGACCACACATCTATTTCCCCAGTAGCATCCCATTGAACGGCGGTTCCCGTCCCCGCCCCCTTTTGGTAAGCCACCACGCGGTGAATGTCTGATCCCACAATGTCCGCATATGTTCCGCCGGATGTGTCATTGACTTGAAGCTTGAACGACCCCACACCACCCTTGTCCGGATCCGTATAGATGATGATGCGGCCAAAGGGTTCTCCATTGGTCCCCAAGGTCAATCCCGTGGCCAAGGTACCAAACTTCAATTCCATGTTGATCAACCCGGCACTTCCAAGACATGCGCCACCATCCGCGTTGTGCTGTGCTATCACCTTGATGTAGGGAGAACCCAGCGGATCAAAGACCACACCGGTAGCGGAAGACACCTTACCCGGATTAGGGAAGATGGGATCCAATGGGGACCATGGACCGGTTGGACTATCCCCGTATTGAAGCGAGAATGACCAATATGGCGTGTACGTGAATGGCGGGTCCGATATGGTCACACTCTCCGCAAGGAACGAGAAATCCGCTAGGCCAATTGGGAAGCCACCCAATTCTAACACCGCTTCATAAGTGGCCGGATCCGCAAAGCATCCGGACCCAATCCGCAAGTCATCAAGGTAGTACACCACCGTTCCGTAGAAATCAACTTGCAGTATCCACGCCGCCCAATTGGGCAAGAAGAATTCCGGTGGCAAGCGGTCATCAGCCTTGTGCCATATCCGTGTGTATTGAATTCCAGTGGTCAAAGATAGTCCGGCAATTTGCGCTATCACCGTTCCATCTACACTCAACTTGACCAATCCGGCGGTCACGTTAAATTCCACGCTTATGGTGTACCAAGTATCATAGGCCCACGGCACACCGGAGTTCACACCATCCCCGGCATAGATGTGCGTGAAGTAGTTGTGATCCAACGTGGGATCCGCGTTCAAGGATATGTGGAAGTTGTGCGTGGCCTCACTCAAGATAACTTTGAATCCATTGCCCGTAGCGGGAAGGGCGCCTTCCCAAAACTCCACCATCAAATGACCCTTGCCCGGATTCACACCCTGTTGATGGACCATGGTTTCAAACGTCACCTTCCCACTTACCACCGGTGTAGGAAGGACGCGTTGCCAATTGGCGGCAAACATGTAGTTGTTTCCAGGACCTTGCGGAGAATTCAATGCGTATCCCTGAACCCACGGTGCGGGTTTACAAAACAGCTTCACGGATTTCCCCGTAGAATCCGGTGGCAACACGTCATCTTGTGCAATCATGAATTGGGACGTATCAAACCTAGGGTATGAAAACCAATCACCAAACGGAATCTTTGTCCATGCCGTGTCAAACAACTGGTATTGTTGGGGATCATACGCTTCATCAAACCCGGCGGAATACGATGAACCACCGGCAAAGTCCGCTTCCAATTTGTCCCCAACCACAATGGTGCCATTGAACACAGGTGCAACCCCTAACGCCGGGTGAAAGATTCCGTTGGCGCCTTGCTCATACATATATTTGACTTGGTTGTAAACCACGCGGCCGGGTGCGTAGTCAGGTTGTTCCGCGCCGTACCACGGCCAATTGTGCCATGTGGTGTCCTGCATTTGACCGTTGAGATTATAGTAGACACCCCGCGGATTCTGTCCAATCCATAGCAACGCATCAGCATCTATTGATCCACCGCCGGATGCAAGAACGTTGTATGCAACAAGGTCACCGTCTACGTATATCTCACCAGCCCAATAGCCACCAACTTGTTTCCCGCGGGTTATTGTGATCATGTGTGGTAATCCGTCATGCAAGTTAAACACCTTTCCCAATCCGCCTTGGGTGGGTACGGCAGAATTTGCACTTGGGAATCTGACATAGGTGGGACCAATCTCGATATAGAAAAATGTTCTTCCCGGCTTGGCAATGGCAAGCAATTCCGCATCACCAACCGGTGTCACGGCAACTTGAATCCAAAAGTTGAAAGTGAAACGACCAAGGTTGTAGTCCGGATGTATGAAACACGTTCCCTTGTTGGGTTGGGCCAAGTCTAGAAATGGTTTAACCTTCCAGTTTCCCCGGAACAATGATGCGGACGCGGTGTCTTCACCCTTCAACAATCCGCCATAACCTAGATGGTGGTTGGCCCAATTGGAAGTGGTTTCAAAGAAAATCCACGTACCCATTTCCCACACGCCATGGTTGGCCCTTGCCGTGCGTTCAAGCATCACGTCCCACGTGCCACCCGCGGATGCCGTGGGCGCCGTATCCTTATGGTGATCATCGTGGCGCCAATAGGCCAATAGCTCCGGACTAGGATACGCACCAACCGGGTCCGTGATGTTTGCAAGTTCTTGGTGGTAGATGCTCGAATACCATGCGTTACCTTGCCACGCTTCGTAACTGTCGAAGATGAACACGGGGTTGTGGGACACGTGCTTTCCCATCCACAATCCCTTCCCAATCAGATTGTCCGCCGGTCCGTAGCCTTGTTCTACCCGGTCAAACGGTCCCGCGTTCAGGTGTGTACGGTCCCCATCCTTGACCGCCGCGGCCGGGAAGTTGGATGAAAATTCCGATGACCCCACCGCAGAAACCACCGGTGTGGGAATGTACAAAGAGACTTCATTGGTTACGGGAAACACTCCCGACTTCCAAGCTAGTTCGTAACCTTCCCCGTATGGAATCACTCAGGCACCCAACAGATCAAAGTCATACTTTTCAAAGTTCACCCATCCGCCTTCCACACGGTTATCCATGGCGTCAAAATGAACGGCAATGGCGTTGTATTGAAAAGTGAAGAAGTATGGCTTGCCAATCGTAAGAGGAGCACTAACCACGATGTCAAACAACCCTGTAGCCGGGTTGTATCCATCTCCATCATAGATATCAATGGCATCAACCCTCACGATGTCTTCCGCGGTGAATCCTTGACCATAAAAGCTAAACGTGTTCCACGGCAAGAGGGTTGCTGGTTGGTTGTAGATTTCCGTTACGTCAACATACGCCTTGATGTTGGTTCCGTCGTACTCCACACGGTAGTCATGTGAAAGAAACGGATTTGGCAATGTTGCCGGTGCCACAACCTGAACACCGTTCACCCAAAATTCATAGGTAGCCGTGGTTGCGGATGTTACGGTCAAGGCTAATCCCCATTGGCTTGGACCGGTATGCCCGGAAGTATAGAAGGATGCGTGGTTGGATACACCCGTCCCAATCAATTGAGCTTTCCACTTGGCGGTATGTTGCAGAGCATCATACCCGCGTTGAGCATATACGCTATTCGGATCCCACAAGCCACCATTTGCCCGATGGCAAAAGACATAGATGCCGCTACCATCACTATTGATTAGTGCACTCTTGGTTCCCTCAATCGGAGACACGGTAGACACAAATGCATCCCGCGTGGTTCCGTTTCCGTTCAGCACTTGCCAATTCTTCCCTGTATCCGCCAACAAACCTGTAGGCAACGAATTGAAATCTTCCAAAAGGATGTGTCCCCATATTCCCGGCAAGATCAAGTTTGCAGCCGGACCTATCCGTCCATGCGCCCGGTCCATATCCGCCCACAAGCCTACCGGCACAATTGCATGTGTACCTCCGTTCAGTTGCTTCCACTTGGCCGCTTCTGTCATGGATGTTTTCATGAGAGGGAATGACAAAGTGGTTTCCGGGATCACCCGTTCTTGCCAACTTTCCCACACGTTGCTTCCACTAAAGTTCATCGGTTCAAAGACCAATGGTTCATACCCTAACGTCATCAGGGAAATAAATTGGTTTCTCTGTGCCGGTGTGATGTAGTTGCCATTAATCCGGACGGATGGCCGGTTAGGTGATGCAGTAACATCAATCCCCGTCCCGTCAAGTCCGCGTGAGAAGTCCGCTATCCGTTGTGGTCTGTAGGATACCGCGGACGGATTGACTTGGAACAAACTTTCATATGCGGCACGTCCAAGCTTGAACTGTGGAATGACCGCCATTGATTCCCCCTAGCGACGAACCGGGAAGGTACGTTCCCCGGCACCGCGTTGTGATCTGCTTACCGTGCGAATGACAGCACGGGCGGATTCTGGCGTCAAGATTCCTTGTTTGTAAGTGATGTTGTATGTTGCGCCACCGCCACCAACACCAACACCGGCACCACGGCCGGTTGGCGTCACGATGTCTTCACCACCGTGAACTATTGCCATTCGCGGTTGTCCCCGTGGTGCGGGAACGCGGCCACCGTGTTGAAAACGCTGTGTACCGCCACCCCCCATCACAGAAGAAAAGACGGTAGAAACAAGACTCAATACCGTTCCAGTAAGACCGCCACCGCCGCCAAGGCCACCGCCAACGCCACCGCCACCACGTCCTTGTTGTTGCATCAATGACATGACAGTGTTAGCCACAGCATCCCCCAACGCTTCAAATAACTTGGACGCCTTCACGGTGCCTTCCCGCGTGTCTTTCACAAGTTGACCCATCACCGTGGATATGATGGACTGCATGGACTGTCCCGTTTGACTCCAAGCCTGTTGCGTTTGCTTGGCGGCTTCCTTCTGTGTGGCTGCAATCCGTTTGGCCTCACGCTCCCATGCCAAGGCTGATTCATTGGCGGCAATGGCATTGGCCTTTATCATCATGTCATTCTTTTCTTGCTCCCCCGTCTTGATCTTGTCAATTGCATCCAAGCGTGCTTTCAAATTGCGTTTGATTGCCGCCAACTCCACGTCAAATGTCTTGGATGGATCCATGGCCACGGCTAATTCCGCGCTACTCTTGGCAAGTTCTTTGCTCAACCCTTCTTGCGCCTTGGTCAATGCAATGGTGTCTTTGGTGATCCCCACCACATGCTCTTTCCACGTGGCAAACCCGGCGCCAGCCGCTTCCATGTTGGCGCGTGTTTCCGCCACCTTGACGGATTGTTCTGCCAGTTCCTTGCGCCACTTCTTCATGCTTTCGGAACCAAAGTCAAAACCACCTTTCAGCATTGCCACACTTTCTTTAGCCCGGATCCGCTGTTCTTCCGCTTCCTCTTCCGCCAACTGCAACTTCAAAAGTTCTGCACGTTGAGCGTTCAGTTCCCTAGTCAACCCTTTATTGTGTGCGGACAACATCAACAAAGAGAATCCCAAATCAACGTTGGCATCTTTCGCCGCCGTGAAGGCGGTTTCCATGTCCAACGATTTCTTCCGCGTTTCTTCCATTGCCTTGGCCATGTCTGCCGCTTTCTTGTTGAAGGCGGCAACCGCGGCCATGATTCCGCCGATTGCAGCCGCGGCAATGGACAACGCAATAGCCAACCCACCGGCGCTTGCCATGGCCGCTTTGATAGTAGTGATCAAGCCAACTATGCCGGTGGTCATGCTGGTGGACAAGCCAGTTACCAAAGACATTTCCCGCCCCATGGATATTAGGCCGGTAGTTTGGATTCCCCTAGCAAACTCCTTGGACATATTGCCGTGTTGCTTCCCCATGGTTTGCATAGCTTGGGTTGGCTTCCGCAATTCCGTGGCGGCTTGGGTTCCCCCATCCGCCCGGATAGCAATTGCCGCTTCACTAGTGGGAACGGCCACGCTGCATCCCCCTTATCAATCCCTTCAATCTTTCGCGCACCATATCCGCCTCTTGATCCGCCTCTTGAGTTTTGGAATCCATGATAGCAGCATGCAACAACCCTTCCTTCTTGAGATAGGGTAGCTTCTCCACGTCACATGGATCCATATTCAGCCATTGAGAAGTCCGCCAAAGGTCTAGGTAGTAGCCGCCACGGGCGGTGTCTTCTCCGGTCCGCCGTCCAAGCTGCCCGGATTTGATGGCGGCGGTAATGCTTTTTTTACTTCTTCCGCTTCCTCAATACTTTTCCGCAACACCTTCCGGTTGATGTCCAATGACGCCATAACGGTCCATCCACCTTCCGCGTGGATCCCCGTAATGGACTGTAAAGAATCCCACGTGAAAGGTTCAATGATGCGCTCCACCTTCCCGGATTCATCCAACAGTTCAACCTTGGTGCAGAACGTTTCAAGACAGAACCGCGCCAACACTTTGGGATCTACCGTGATGGTCTTTCCATCTTCGGAGATGAATTGGTTTTCCATGAAGGCGCGGTTGAAGTCATCATCCGCCGTCATGTTGGTGCGATAGATCACGCGCACTCGCTTGTTGTCAGACGTGAAAATCCCCACTTGCCCGTTAGTCTGTGCGGTGATGTCCATGACTAGTAGGGAGCAACCACGCCGTTGACAAAGTGGACAACGGCAGACCGTGGCGTGGTCCACGTGTAAGCATTGCCACCGGCACCAATGCTTCCCGTTGCAGGAATGGCGCCATAGGCCATGACCGCCCGAATCACTCCGGTTGGATACTGAATCTCACCGGTGCGGTAGAACGCAGACGGAACTTGCACGCGGAACTTGTATGCTTCCGGAGGCAACCCGCCTTCAATGAAGGTTTCCCCGGAAGTCACACGCGCTTCCATCTTGGTGTATTGCAGCGTGGTGACACCCGCGGCAAGAAACTTGTTGTATTCCGCCACGTCCGTCAAGATCGTTTCCATAGTGCCACTCACCAATTGTTGTTCACTCCATATGTGGAATGGGAAATTGGTGTCATCCCGGTTCACATGATCCGCCATCACCGCGTTCTCTACCCGCATGGTGAATACTTGGTTGTCATCCTGTTGCACATCATCCAACCAAAATTGGCTTTGTGCAAAGTGTAGCGGCCGCTCTGCATCGTAGGCCACAACGGGTGAAAGGGCCAAATCGTCTATACGGTATAGACCATTCCATTCCGTATCCAAGACAATCCACAGGCCCTTGTTCATCTGGAATTCCAAGGCGTGCATCATCATGGCTGCAAAGCCATTCTGTTGTCCGGCCGGTGCCGTTCCGCCACTGTCCCAAAAGTCATAGACAGGAAGTTGCGGTTGGTCAAGGGATTCAAAGTTATGCGCGTGTACCACCGTGGTGCCATCCCCGGTAACGGTGTCCAATCCCAACCCGGCCGTGAACAAGTTGCCAAACACGTCCGTAGGTTCTAACTCACACGTCAACTTCTTCCCATTGAGGGAAGCCGGACCCTTATCAGCTTTCACGGGATTTTCCCGCTGTGCGCTGTGCGCCGGTGATTCCAACGGCGGTTGATCCGGATTCCAGTTCCAAGGTGGTACGTACCGCGGAAACAACGTGGGCGAAATGAATGTTCCTGGAACGATCACCGCACCCGGAACCGCTCCACGCTTTGCAAACCCTACCGGCCGAAGTCTTCCAACGTTTAGTGCCATGGTTTCCCCCTTAGTTTAAGATACCTCATGGCGTCAACACGTCTTGAAACCTGAATCCGCCACGTGCACCCACCATGTAAAGTTGTTCATTCCCGCGGCTGAACTGCAACGCAGGTGTTTCCGTGAATACGTCTAGTTCACTCTCAATCCAAAACGGCACGTTAGACAAGAAGTTGTGGGTTGGCGCAGCAGTTATAAGATCGCCGCGTGCATTATCGCTGAACAACTTATCTATCATGTCTAGTCCGGCCATCATGTCTTCACCCGCCCGTTCCGCAACATTCCCAACGTGGTAAATGTAAATCAGAACTTGGCCCGTGTATTCATATTTCCCGGTAGCGGTCTTGACGGGATGCCACGTGTTGGGTTGGACTTCCGCCATCGGAAACTTAGATTGCTTGATACGTTCCGCCGTCATTGCCCGGTGGAACTTATCCACTTGAAGATATCCGCACCACTCCCGCAACAGGCGCATGATTTCATTCACTCGCTTGTTCTGCCGGTCTTCCAACCCGGTCAACTTGGTATTGATGGGAAGTTTGGTCATGCCGGTAACGCCGGAAGCTTCAATCCGCCAAACTGTGAACGGAACTCCGCATCCATGCGCTTCACTTCTTGGCCGGTCCACGGGCGGAACGGTGGTTCAAAGTTCAGATATGCACCCACCATGTCCCGGATCATCTGCCGGTCCATCACATCCAAGAACATGGTTGGCCGCTTCTCCCAATTCCAAAACGCCTTCTTGTTCATGGTGCCAAACCTCACGGCCAATGGTTCTTGTTCTTCCCACCAATCCACGGTGTGCCGTTCCGTCAAGCTAGTCTTCAACTCGCCCGTGCGGACCATCAACCAGTTTTCAAAACCTGTCCGCGTCTTTTCGGCCGCGTATTCATCCGTAACCCCCATCCACATGACCGGTTCTGATTCCATGTCGAAGTCTACCCCGGACAGTTGAGCGCCACGACCTTCCGCAAACTTATCTTCATTGTGGGATAGCCACCGCGTGATGACCTCCTCCCATACCGGGCGGAAGTCCTGCACCTTCTTCCCCAAGCGTTCAAAGGCGCTCTGATTCTTGAGCGTGAGTCTTACATTGAAACTTCCAATTGGCATGTCTACCGCCTTGGCTGGTAGCGCCCTACACCGCTAAAATTGCGAATGTCGGCGGCTGGCTGATCACGCTTGCCGTGATCCTTGTAACAGTCATCACGCATTTGGATCCCACGATCAAAGAACGCCTTGGCCAAATCCCGGAAGTTCTTGGTGACTACATCCACATTCACAGACACGCCACCGGCAGACGCGGTGAACTTGTCTGCATACTCTTCCGCCCTCCGGATGTTGAAGTGGTACGCGGCAAACTGCCGGATGGCATCAAGTAGGCAATCCGTTGATTGCGCGATGGTGCTTTGTGCACGTTCCGTTGGGGTTACACCACTCCCCGTAAGTCCCACGTGTCCACCTGCGGCATAGATGAATTCATAGTAATCACTATCCGGAAACCAGTAGAACCGGTAATCAGCTTCAAGTCTATCCGTGTTGAAGTTTGGTGCGACCACCATGATGATGGTCCCCGTAGACAAGTCAACGGTGTAGTCCGCAGGATCCGCAATCACCACTTGGTTCTTGTACAAGACAAAGGTTGCGGTAACGATAGGGTAGAACTGAACGCGCAACCGCTTGTTGACTGCATCCATGATTCCGGATGGCGTTTCCCCCCGGACGGTTGCGGACCGGGATGTGCCAAGATCCGCCACCAATGCCCGAATGGTGGTGATGTAGTGCGCCAAGCTTATGGTGGCCATCTACAGAACCCTCCGGATTTCCCATATCTTCACGTCCCACAGCCAACCCCAAAACCAGTTGCCACCGGTTCCCGCAGCACCTATGGTGATGGAATTGTGATACGGAAGATTGCTATTCGTGTTGGACGTGCCGACAAGGGCAGAATCAAGATACAAGCCACCACTAAAGGGTCTGAACGCCCACACCCCGTGATAGCTGATGTCCCCGCCCGTGACCCCATCCGTGGCTTGCATTTGTGTGCTGTTGCTAACCACGTTTGCCGTCAACGTGTTGGATGCACCAAAGAGAATTTCAGCGCCGTATTGGCCAATACCATCCTTTGTTGCAAGAGCAGTTACACCCGGTTCACCGCTAGGATGAACGCGGGTATGTCGAAACCTACATTCAATAGTTCCAATCGGACCAAGTGGCGTATTTCCTAATGCCAAATATGTCAACTGATCCTGTGCTCGTAGTACGGTAAGATTCGTTGTGGGAATGTAACTTGACGAAAACCACGCATCGGCTTCCGCTTGACCGCCAATGGCGTAGATGCCCCAACCCGTCGTACCAGTGAATGAAGCTACGTTGTCGGCTTGAGCTGTTCCTATATCAATTGCCCTTGCCGTTTGCGTTGAAGTTTGAACGGTAACAGACAAACGCCACCAACCACCAGTGAGTTGTTCCACGAATGGACCTTCATAGATACTGATGCCCGTCCCCACAATGTTGGTAGTGCCAAATGCACCGGTAGCCGTGTTGAAGAAGATTTCAACGTACTTGCCGTCACTGTCCCACCATTCAAACCAGCACCACGTACGTTCCTCGCCGTGAACATACATGCTGATACTGTCTTTCTGGTTGGCAATGCCGGTATACGGTTGCGCAGCATCATGGTAGCCATTGGCGTTGTTCTCTTGTATCTTGTCAGCTATGACCGGTGCACCCACATACGGAGACGCAAAAGCGTTACCGGCAATGGTCACATTGGTTTTCACCCACACAGCATTAGTGAAATCCTCCGACCAGCGCGTAAGGTTGGTTCGGCTTCCCTCTGTGAAATAACCCCACTTTCCGAAACGCGGCACACCACTAACCACACTGACAATCTCGCCGGAACCGTTGTGGTAAGTGGCAACGCTAGCCCGTGTGAAAGAAGGGGTTACATCCCCGCCACCGATTGCCGACAGATTGAGCGCAAGAGGAGCATAGAAAAGTTGCCCTTCCGCTAGCCGTGGTGGAAGTATCCTGTCCGTTCCGGCCGGGAGGATCCCGGCGCGATAGGCTTGAACGGACATTAGGTGATGATTCCGGAGACTGCCCCCTTGATCCCGTTTGGCGTTACAGTGGTGATGGCATCAACGGCCACAAGCTGTGCATACCACACACCACCAATGACTTTTGCAGCCATGCCAAACGCACTAACGGTGGCATATCCCACATTTCCCAACGTCAACCAATCCGTTGGTTCAACCACAGCCATGCCAACATAGTTGGCTTCCGCACCAGCACCGGGCGCAAAGGCGTTGTCATCACCAGCGTCCGTAAAGTCCGTGTGGTAGACCATCAACGCAATGCGGCCGTCCAAGTGGTCCACATCCGTCAAGGTGACAGTCTGCACGATTCCAACCGGTCCCGGAGAACCGCTTGACACCGGACACGGTGCGGCCAACTGGAACTTGTTTCCGAGACAGTCCCCGGCCGCATGTGCGCTGGCGGCAATGGTTGGCGCAAATGACGCTACCAACGGTGGTGAGACTACAACGTTTGGTCCCATCAGTTGTCTCCCTTCCCTTCCAGCGCCTTGCGTTCTTCCGCCACTCGCTTCAAGAGTTCTTCTTGGGTCAATCCCTCATTGGGTGCCACAACTACATAGGCAATGCCAAAGCTGTGCAGAACTTCTCGCTTCAAGGGAATGTCACCTTCCATTTCCGCCTTGGTTGCAGGTTTGTCAATGGCCACCTTCTGGTGCATGTAGAACCGCCACACGGAAAACGTGCGCCGTGTCCGTGGGTAAAGCCATCCGGATCCGCTGTAGCTCTGTCCAAACATCGTGGCGTCCAACGCGCCACTTATCGGATCATCTTTCCGGATGGGTTTCTTTTCGGCCGCTTCTTCCGCGGCTTCCGCCTTCTCATCGTGAAACTTGGGACCACTGGCGCGTGTCCCCTCCGGATCCCCAAACTTGGCTTCCGGCACGATGTTGACCGCGGCCGCGGGTGCTTCCGGGTTGTTATTCCCCAATGCGGCGGGGGGGCTTTCCCCCCCGCCN